ATACATTGACGCAGACAAACTGATTGCTGAGATAGAGAGGTGGAGAGATAAAGCAAAGGAGAAATACAATGAAAGCACATACTCTATGGGAAGGTGCGATGCCCTTGCAGAATTTCGTAACCATATAGTTTCTCTCCAGCAAGAACAGCCGGAAGTGGATTTGGAGAAAGCGGCTCGGCATGTATATGAATCGTGGATGGGAAGCACAATGGATGAAGTTCGCCGGGATATGGTTGAACTCGGCAAGGTTCTTAACGCAAGAAAAGAAAAATAAACATGAAAGAGATTGATTTTTATCCCGGTGAATCTATTGACATCGCTTGGAAGAAACTCCTTAAAGAGAGCGCAGAATGCGAAGATACTTGCTTTGGTAAGTTCAACGGCCATGAAATCCTATCTACGGATACCCTTGACGAAGCCTATATGAAGATTATGGGTAAAACCAAGGGACAGTATGACAAGGAAGTGCAGGATTGGCGGAATGAATATGAACGCAAAGAAAAGGAGCACAAGGACAACATTCCGAATCTTACGAAGGAATATCGTGAAAAGGCCCGCGGGATAATCCTTGAAGATCAATACGAGTATTGGGACAAGATTGTCCCAATCCGTCTTGACGACCTTTATCACGGAATGGAACTCGACAACACGCTTGATCTATGCAAGATTATGCGCGACGAGAGCCTTGGGTATGACGAGCGTATCAGAAAAGCGTATGACGCCTTTAGGGATCAGCGTCACAGCGGAATGTCCGCAGGGCTTGTCGCCAAGATGCTGAGGGTTTTTTGTCCGGATGGCGATGAACTCGCCGATGCCGTAATGAGTTTCAAGTTTGAGAAGGAGGACAAGAAATGAAAACACAAGAAGAAGTGATACGTCAGCACACTGTTGGCCCGATAAGTATCTACAAGATTTACCAAGAAGGTTATCAAGACCGAGAGTTGGATGATTGGGATGCTTTCCGCAGGGATGCGGCGAAAGACGCCATGTGTTCACTGATCGGAATGGGTAGGGATGATGGATACAAGTATAGTCCGCATGAAGTCGCTCACTATGCTATCGTTTACGCCGACGAACTTATCAAGCAATTAAAGGAGGAATAATCATGGAACAAGAAACATTCTTTAACATTTTAAAAGGTCATTATGGAGAAATCCTTGAAACTCACGCAATATGGCAATGTATTGCATCACTTGGCATTAAACCGTTCAAGGATGGGAACCAATGGTGTTATCTTTACGGAGATAATATTCAAGAGGGGATTTGCGGATTTGGCAGTACAATTTATGAAGCCGCGTGGGACTTTTATTCCAACATTAAAACAGAAGAATTAAGAAAGAAGGCATAGCCATGACACAAGAAGAAAAACAACTTTTACTTAAAGACCTCTGTGCGAGATTGCCGTATGGAGTAAAAGTAAAATACCTCTATTGGGACGAAAACAAAGGTTGTGAGTATCCAGTAGTAATGGTATTGGACGCTGTAAATTCTGACGGATATATCAGGTTTCACGGAGATATTGCAGAGGGAGAAGGTCGCGGCATGATAACACAATATCTTCCTTATCTTCGTCCAATGTCAAGTATGACAGAAGAAGAAAAAGTATTTGTATATAATTGTCATATTGAGTTTTGGGTAAGAGAAGATTATTGCAATAAACATCATCTTGACTATCGCGGCCTTATTGCTATGGGTCTTGCCATTGAAGCACCTGAAGGAATGTATAAAACTGAATAATATGACAAAGAAGCAACAGATTCTCGCCGAGATTGAGCGGATGCTCGACGATACGTCAATGTATAGAAACTTAGACCAAAGGACTGGAGGGAGCGTCGCTTTGGCCCGTTTACATACCTTCCTCGACACCCTGCCGGATGAACCCGTGGAAAAGACTTGCAAGACATGCAGATTCTACGAAAACGACTGCCCGTTCACCCGGGGAAAGTTCATCCCATATCCGAACATAGTCTGCAAAGACTACACATGTTCAACACTCAAAGCAGAACAAGAACCCGTAAGCGAGGACGAGAGGATAAGGAAGGAGATTATTGAAGTATTACGATTCGTGCCTTCTTCAATGTGGGAACAAGCAAAAACTAATTATGAAAGATGCTTTGCCTACCTTGAAAAGCAGAAAGAAAATCCCAAATCCGCCATTTCTATTCCCGCAGATTGCGCGTCAAATGCAAAATGTCCATATAAAATCCACGGAGACGATGAATTTATTGGCGATATACGGGACACACCCGCATATCATTTCGGCTTTGACGAGGGCGTTTGTAGCGAAAAGGAAAAGCAGAAAGAGCAGAAGCCAATAAAAGTTGTTTCTATCCCAAAGTTCCGCACTGGCGATTTGGTCAGGAGTTCCAAGAATCCTCGCTTGACCTACAAGATTTTGGGTGTCGGTAGCATGAACGAACTCGGGAATCCAGAGTATGAGGTGGAAATTTTTACCGACGAGGAACCGGACGAGCCCCGGAATCTTAAACACATAGAGATCGTGAAGATGGACTCCTGGGGAGAGCCCGTTGAGCAGAAGCCCGCAACGTGGCATGGCGATGATGGTCTGAAGCCCGCAGAGTGGAGCGAGGAGGATGAACAATGACGGAACCATTGTTTGAAGTGCCATTAGAAAACTCGGACAAGACTTGCCGGACCTGCGCTCATCGTCAAAGGTGGTGTCTTGGCCCCAAGCGAATAGGCCAATATTGCGGTATCCGTCATTCCGGTAGGACTTCGAATGGACTATTGAAAATCAAAGTAACAAATCGTGCTTGTCACAAATACAAGGAGGAAGAACAATGACTAAAAAAGAGCTGCTGGAGCTGCCTGCCTTCAAGAATGCGAAGGGCGAGGCGCAGATCTTTATCCACCTTCCCTATGCGGAGGAGTATATCCCAACCGCGGCGTGGCTCTTTCCATTTGCCGATGGCAGTCAGAACATCCTGATCGACGTGCAAGAGACGGAAGACAGGTGGCAGCGTGCCCGCATCGCGGCGAAGATCCTGAACAAGATGGAGCTGGGCGTCAACTTCTACGGGAACCTGTTCCCCTATCTGCGAAAGCGCGGTCGCCTGAAGGGCTACTGCAAGCTTGTGCATCATGGGAAGATGCCGGTGTGGCTTTACGACACGGAAGGGATCGCAGACCTCGTAAGGAGCGGAAAGTTGGATTATAAACAGAGATAAAATGATAACTGCAAAAGACCTGAAGCGCATGTTGGCGGCCGTTCCCGACGATGCTGTCATAATCATAGACAATAACTACAATGTGACCGTCGAGTCATTGAACGTCACCGTGACGACTTTTGCCGTTTGTGACATCGTACTCACGGAAGGGTATAGCATAACGAAAGACAGCGTAATAAATGGGATGTTCGACCAGTTGAGGAATAGTCATGGATAATATTTACGGGCAATGCAGGCATTTCGGTATGTATCGGCTGGAACCGACCTGCACGAAAAAGATGAAGCCGGCCGGCTATTTCGATGAAGAAAAATGTTTCGAAAATAAAATTACCATGAAAGACAATCAGACAAACCAGGAACCCAGCCGTGTGGAGGAGAGCTGCGCACCGGCTGATGTGGGGACGAAGATATGCAAAGGATGCCACCGTGAACTTCCGATCGAGCAATTCGGAAGGCATTACAAAGCCAAAGACGGTCGTCTTTCTTATTGCAAAGAATGCTGGAAGATTATGAGGCAAAAAAAGAATCCATTAGATAGTCTTGGCCCCCAGGGCCCGAAAGGCATCCCGGACCCGGCCGGAGAGGCCGGAGAGGATGCAAGAGACGTCTTTCTTCGAAGTATTCCCGATTACATGCTTATAAACGAACTTGCCCAGCGCGGCTGGCGCGGACGTCTGACCATAGAGAGAGAAATAATTGTTGGGAAAATGAGCCAGGAAGCATGAACGAGATAGAATTGGTCCAGCGGTTCGCCGACTCTCGCGGCCTCACCCTGCGCGGAAAGGTCAGCCGCGTCGGAGCCAGGGAGATCCTGCTCCCGCTTCTGATACTCGATATTTGCTACGGCTACATTGGCCGGATCAGAGCCGACGACTTCCGGCATCTCCCGAAGAAGAGGGCGAAGGATATACTTGCAGCCTATAACAAAATCAACGGATGGTTCTTTGCCGGTCTGAAGGATCAGCTGGAGGACGCTGCGATTGACCTGATGGATCAGCTGGAGGAATCGGTCAACCTGGACGTCATGATTTGCGAGACGGCCGTCTGGAACATTTTCAAACAATGGCCGGAACCGCTATGCGGCCAGCTGGTGGCGACATACATGACCTACCTGCTTGCCGCCGGTGCAGCTGTCGCTTGGGAGCATTCATTCAGGGGTAAGGCTGGCGAGACGACGAGAAATCGTGAGATGATAAAGATCCAGGCGAACGCGAAGCGTCTCGCACAGGCCCTCATGGGCGACATGGGCGAGGTCCAGGAGCGTCGGGTGAAGGAGTTGAGGAATGCGGAGAGCATACTCGGCCGGAAGCTGGTCATGTGGACCAGGAAAGAAGAACAAAATTAACCAGATAGACCATGATTGCAACAGGTTATCTTGACAAGAATATGATGATGATCCACGAGCAGGACTTCATCCGTTTCGACAGGAAAGTATGGATCGTTGATTTTGATTTCAAGGAGCGTCACTGGATGCTTGAGCGCTACCATGGGAAGGAAGGCTACCGCATCCAAATGAGCGGTACAGTGGCAAAGCAGCGGGAACTGATCGAAGATGTGCCTTTGTCGAACGATTACGGTCGCCTCCTTCGCCTTCTCGATGCGGGCGCCAGAATCGACGGCATCGCGTTCGGCGATCATACGACATTCTATAAGCAGCCGGATGAGCAGATCTATTACATCGGCGGCGAGATACCAGCGACGGCCGAGGATTTTGGCGAGGAAGAGGCCTCCCGATGGCCGCGATACGTTGATTATTTCAATGACTGCTGCCGCTTCCGGGACCTTTCCTTCGTGGATCCTGCGGACCTCCGATGAAGCTCGCGTGGGATAGCAAGCGGACGAAGGCAAGGCAGGAAGGCAAGTATGTCCGCAAGCGTTCGGACGACCTTTACCATTCAGCCAGATGGACACGTTTGTCCATCGCCTTCCGAGCCGACCATCCGCTGTGTGAGCAATGCCGCAAGCACGGTATCATCAAGGCGTCGCAGGTAGTCGATCATATTATCCCGTGGCCTGTCTGCGGCGACTTCTTCGACCGGTCCAACCTTCAGGCGTTGTGTGAGGAATGCAATATCGAGAAGGGAAACAGGGACAAGCCGGTCATCGAGGAATGGAAAAAGAAACATAGTAAATAATTATTATCTTTATAGTCAAATGGATAAGCAGGATTACTTAAAGCATCGCTTTCAACGATACGAAGCTATTATGCACAAAGGAGAGCCGGCCGAGATTATTCAGGCTGGCGATGACTCCGCCTTGATCCGGATCGGCGCCAACCATTACAAGATGGTCCTGCCGTCGGACATCGAACTGAAGAATGAGGAAGATGGGAGCGGCTCGGCGGAGGGGTAGGGGGTCGAAATCTCTTCGCCACCCCTTCTTCAAGACCACTCCCCCGGTTTTGCTCGCGCGAAATCTGATTTTTGAAAATTTAGAGAAACATGCGGAAGGAAAAAATAGACATGGACGTCACGACTTTCAGTCAGTGCAGGATCGTCGGATTTTCTGAGCTCGGGGACCAGGCGAAAAAATATTACCGGCGAAAATGCGACGAGCTCATGAAGCTGGGTCTTCTGAAAACTTTTCATCTCCAGAGCCTGTTGCTATGGGCGGACAGCTACGCCGTTTACTGGCAGCTGCGGAAAGAAATAGAAGAGGAAGGCAGAACGTTCAAAACAAAGAACAAGTTCGGCAATGACGTCGTCTCCGCAAACCCAAAGGTTAAGATGATGAACGACGCGCTGAAGCAGGCGTCGGCGATCGCGGCCGAGTTCGGGCTGACGCCGAAAGCTGGGAAACGGCTGAAAGGCGAAGGAAATCAGCAGAAGAAGAGCGCCCTCGAAGCGTTCAATGACGAGTTCGGCGAATGACGATGGCGGAGCGGAAGGACTATGTCGGGAGGGCGAAGGAGTTCGCCAGGAAGGTAGTGGGAGGCGAGATCCCCAGCTTCGAGCTGGTGGTGCTCGCCTGCTCCCGTTTCCTGTCCGACCTGGACCGCTCAGACATCTACCTGGACGAGAAGGCTGCCCGGCGCGTCTGCTCATTCCTCGAATCCCTCAAACACTACAAGGGAGCACTGGCTGGGAAGAAGCTGCGCCTCGAAGACTGGCAGGTATTCATATTCGTCAACCTGTTCGGATGGAAGGTCAAGGCGACCGGGCTGCGCCGCTTCCGTTATGGGGACGTCCTTGTCCCCAGGAAGAACGGCAAGACCATGATCGCGTCAGGCGTCGCCCTCTATCTTGAATTCATGGACGGCGAGGCCGGTGCAGAGGTCTATGCTGCTGCCGTCGACAAGGAGCAGGCGCGGATCTGCTTCAACGGATCCAAGGAGCTGCTGAAGGGCTCCATCATCGAGGATGTCGCCAAGGTGGTCCAGAACGAGATCTCCTTCCCTGACGGTGCCTGCACTTATAAGCCGCTGTCGAAGGATACACGCAACAAGGACGGTCTCAACCCTCACGGCGCCGTCTGCGACGAGCGGCACGCCTGGTCGACGAACGAAATCTACGAGCTCATCGTGACGGGTATGGGTGCCCGGACGCAGCCTTTGGTGTTCTCCATCTCTACGGCTGGCATGGATACCAGCCTGCCCTACTACCAGGACGTCCAGGTCCTTCAAGATGTACTCCGAGGAATCAAGGAGAAGGACGATCACTTCATTCTGCTCTACATTCCGGACCAGGGATCCCGCTGGGACGATCCGGAGGTGTGGCGGAAGGCGAACCCCAACTTCGGCGTATCCGTCGGCGCCGATTACATGCAGAGCCGGTACGAAGAGGCGAAGCTCAAGGGCGGAGCCACGCAGGCATCCTTCTGCGTGAAGAACCTGAACATGTGGGTCGACGCTCCGGAGGTGTGGATCCCTGACGACGACGTCTGGGCGAACAACGCCGACTTCGACGAATCCATCCTCCAGGGCGCGGACTGCTACGTCGGGCTCGACCTCGCCTCGAAGGCGGACATCTCAGCCGTCTGCCTGTTCTTCCCGAAATACATGGTCACAAAGTTCCTGTTCGTCATCCCGGAGGCAAAGGTTGCCGAGAAGGAGGACCGGGTCGATTACCGGCGATGGGTCGAGCAGGGATGGGTCACGGCGACGCCTGGCAACGTGTTGGACGAAGACTGGTTCGTATCCTTCCTGCTTGGCCAGCTGGAGCCGTATAAGGTTCAGAGCCTGGCGTATGACCCGTGGGCTATCTGGAACATCCTGCCGAAACTCCGAAAGTACGAGGATCAGCTGATGGAATACCAGCAGAGCATTCGCTACATGTCCGTCCCGACGAAATGGATCCAGGCGGAGGTCCTCCAGCATCATCTAAATCTTTTATGGAATCCGGTCATCCGCTGGATGTTTAAGAATGTTGTGATCTATACTGACCCGAACGCAAACATCAAGCTGGACAAGGCCAGGGCAAGAAACAAGATCGACGGCGTCGTCGCTATGGCGGACGCTGTCGGCGGCTGGCTGAATCTCACCGCCGGTGAAAAGAAAGAAATCTACACGGAGCACACACTCCGAGTCATTAACCTTGACGACGAATAGAATGGAAGAGATTAAACAGATGGTCTCCCGGAAGGGATTCATCGAGGTATTTTGGCACAGGATCCGGGAGGACCGGGCAGCCGGTCTTGAGACGCCATATCGGCAGATATACGAAGCCATGGAGGCCGAGTACGAGGCGGAGTACGGCGTTCGCCGCTGGCGGTCCTATGACGCCTTCCGGATGGCGAAGAACCGCCAAAAATAAGAAAGGAACAATAAAGGAAAATTTGTTCAGCCACAAATAATTAAATTGCGTCATCTTTACGAAAACTGCAAGTAAATGGCAATTTTCGAAAAGATCTCGCGATGGGTGGCGTCGCTACGCGGCGGCGACGTGACGCTGGGGACCGGACTGCCGGATGGACCGGATCCGAACTTCGGCGTATCCGTCACCAATCAGTCGGCGATGAAGCTGACCGCCCTGTATGCCGGCATCCGGATCAGGTCGGAAAACATCGCCTCCTTCCCCAAGTCAGTCAAGAAGAAAACCGACCGCGGCCTGGTCGACGATCCAGGCCACGACGCCTATCGCGTCATCAACGTCCGGCCGAATTCATATACTAACAAATTCGACTTCTGGAACGTAATAAACACCTGGCTCGACGGGTGGGGCAACTCCTTCGCGATCATCGAGCGAGACGGAACAGGCGCAACGCGGGCGCTGCATCAGGTCCATCCTCGGGAAGTCACGGACATCACCATCGTCGGCGGGAAGAAATGGTACAAGATCGTCATCACGGATCCGCGCCGGAAGTCCCTGTCCGGCATTTACTCCGACGACGACATCCTGCACTTCATGCTGGTAACATTTGACGGCATCATCGGCGTTAACCCGATCATCCAGAACGCCATGGCGCTCGGTAAGTCCATCGCTACCGAGAAGTTCGCCAGCGAGTTCTACGAGCGCGGCGGCCAGATCAAAGGCGTGTTGGAAACCGACAACCACCTCGGCGACGATGACTTTGCCGCGTTCATGAAGCACTGGCGGTCGTCATCGAAGAATTACGGAACGCCGCTTCTTGAATACGGCATCAAGTACAAGCAGCTGGCGATCAACCCGGTCGCGGCGCAGCTGATTCAGTCAGAGACGCTATCAATCCAGGACATCTGCCGGATCATCAACATCCCGCCCCACATGCTGGCGGAGCTCTCCCACGCCACGTTCAGTAATATCGAACATCAGACGATACAGTTCGTCCAATACTCGCTCCGGCCTACGGTCAAGCGGCTGGAAGATGAGCTGGAGGAGAAGCTATTCACCGAGCGTGAACAGAGCCAGTACAGCGTAAAGTTCAGTCTCGACGGGCTCCTTCGCGGCGACACGCAGGCCCGCAGCAACTTCTACCACAACGCCATCCTCGACGGCTACATGAGCCGCAATGAGGTCCGCGAGCTCGAGGGCCTCATGCACAAGGACGGCCTTGACAAGATGCTCTACCCTCTCAACACCGGGATCGTTGGCCAGGAACAGAATAACAACAAAGAATAGCTATGGATAAGATCTGCATCCGGGCATTCACGCCCGAAATTAGGAAAGTCGACGAGGAGAAGCGGACGATCACGTTCGTGGCCTCGGACGGCACCCGGGACTCCGCTCATACCGTCCTGAACCAGGAAGGCTGGGATCTCGCCCGGTTCAATGCGAATCCAGTCGTCGGGTACAACCATGAGGTATACGGCGCCTGGGATACCAAGGACGTTGACTTTGTTATCGGCAAGGGCCGCGCCTATGTCGAGGATAAGAAGCTGATGGTCGACATCACCTTCGAACCGAAGTCCATCAACGAGCTCGCTGAGAAGATCTTCCGCAAAATTCAGTTCGGCTCCCTCAATGCCGTCTCCGTCGGCTTCCTTCCGATCGGGAAGGGATCCTGGGGGAAAGGCGACGAGGCGCCTGGAGAGACCCGCGAAACCTACTACTACGCCGGTCAGGAACTGCTGGAGATCTCCGTCGTAAACATTCCCTCCAACGCCAACGCCACCCGCAAGGGAGATGACTACTCGTCCGAGGAGCTCGCAGCCCTTCGCGCCGAAGCCGCCGAGGAGGAGGTCGAAGAGACCAAGACCGAGGAGGAAAGCGCCGGCCCCGATGAGCAGGACCGCGCCCTCGAAGACCGCTCTGTAATTGTTTTGGCAGCGGCCACCGCCGCACTTGTTTAACATAAATCCACATCAGTCATGCGCAAAATCGCAGAAATCAGAAAAGATCTAAAGGCTCAGATCGACAAGGTCAACGCCATGGATCGCAATGCCGATGCGGCTGCCTATGCAGCCGAGATCGAGAAGGCCGCCGCCCTGACCAAGGAGCTTGAGCAGGCCAATACCGTCGAGGAAGCCAACCAGCGCCTCGCCGAAAAGAATTTCCAGGAGATGGAGAAGGAAGCCAAGCGCGAATTCTCCCTCATCAAGTTCATCCGTGAAGCTGCCGCCGGCAAACTCACCGGCCTCGAGGCTGAGGTCGCCGAGCTCGGTGCCGAAGAGTACCGCCGTCTCGGCCTCGCCCAGCGCGGCTTCGTCATCCCTACCGCAGCGCTCCGCGCCTCTTCCGGCCAGAACGCCACCACCAACGCCGACGGCGGCTATGCAAAGGTCACCATGCCGCTGCGTTATGTCGACTCGCTCAAAGAGCGCCTCGTCATCTCCAGCCTCGGCGCCACCATCCTCGGCGACCTCGTCGGCACCGTGCCGCTGGTCTCCGCCGGCAAGCTGACCGCCAGCTGGCTCGCCGAAGGCGCACAGGCCACCACGTCCAAGGCTACGTTCGCATCCGCGACCATGACCCCGCATCGCAACGCGGTCGTTGCTGCCTTCTCCAAGGACCTGCTCCGCCAGACCTCTTTGGACGTCGAGAATATGCTCCGCGAACGCATCCTTGACGCCCACGCCGAGCTGCTCGAGACCGCCGCGATCGCCGGCACCGGCTCCAACAACCAGCCTACCGGCATCCTGAAAACCACCGGCATCGGCAGTGTCGCTATGGGTACCAACGGCGGCGCCATCACCTGGGCCAAAGTCGTCGACCTCGAAACCGCCGTCCGCGCCAAAAACGGCCTCCGCGGTTCCCTCGGCTACCTGACCAACGCGAAGGTGTGGGGCGCCATGAAGCAGACGCAGGTCGCCGACGGCTTCCCGCGCTTCATCCTTGACGGCGACTACTCCATGCTGAACGGCCACCGCGTCGAATGGTCCAACCTCGTCCCGTCCAACCTTACTAAGGGAACCGGCACCGGCCTCTCTCCGATGATCTTCGGCAACTGGGAAGACCTGTACATCGGCCAGTGGGGTGGTATCGACATCGTCGTTGACCCGTTCACCCTTGCAGAGTTCGCGGACGTCCGCATCGTGATGAACGCCTGGAACGACGTCAAGGTCGCCGTCCCGGATAGCTTCGCAGCCATCGTCGACATCAACGCCTAATCGACTGTCTTATGGAAAGAATGTACCTCCGATCTCTTGGCCATCCTGACCTGGCCGACTTCCGCAATCACCTGCGGTTGACGTCCACCGAACTTGACAGTGTGCTCAATGCCGCCCTCATGGCAGCAGTGAGCAGCGCCGAGCATTACATCGGCAGGTACATCTATCCGTCTGACATTGTCGTCGAGATTCCCTTCTCCCGTCGCATCGTCCTCCGCGGTCCTGTCGACAGCATCGACTCTGTCGTCGTCGATGGGACCGCACTGGAGGAGGGCGGGTATAGCTTTACGCTCGGGGTGCTTGAACTTCCGGACGAAGTCTCTGGCCGGGTTGCCCGGGTTGCGTACCGGGCCGGCATGATGCGGGTGCCATACGACATCGCGGCGGCGATCCTGCTCCATGCTACCGCCCTGTTCAACAATCCGTCCGATTCCGTCGAGACGCTTCCGAAGGCGTCCATGAACCTGCTGCGTCCATACCGGACGTATGGCGTCGATCCTTTTGACGAATAGATATGGAGAACACGATCAACATCGGCGAGCTTGACACCCTGGTCGAGATCCAGTCCTGCACGATCACACGCGGGGACCGAGGGCAGGCCGTGTATCAGTTCGCGACGCTCCGCCATGTCTTTGCAAAGGTCGACCGCGACGTCACGGAGACGATCGCCGACGGCAACCTCGAAGAGGGCCAGTACGTCCGGCTCACGATCTACAAGATTCCGGAGCTGACGACCCGCTGGCGCGTAATCATCGGCGGCGTGCCGTACAGTGTCTCCGCCATCGACCCGGTCCGGCGCATCTCTCCTTTGTGCGTACTCACCCTTAAATCCATCGAGTCATGAGCCAGCGCATAACGTTCGAAGGGATGGACGACGTCCTCAAGTTCCTGGACAAGGTTCCGGCCAACCTCGAAAGCGTCGCAAAGAAGGCAATGCGCAAGGCAAACGCTGCGACCGCTAAACGGATCCGCGGCGCCACGCCGAAGCGCTTCTCGAAGCTGGTGACCGGCAAGGTCGTCCGGGCCAAGTCCACGAAGGACCTGACGGCGACGGTCGGCCTGTTCAACCGCCACCAAGTTCAGGGCCATCAAAACAAGAAGGGAGAGATCCACGACTGGTTCAAGGCGTACTGGAAGAATTACGGAACACTGGAAGGCCGCGACCCTGACCACCAGTTCGACCGCCCGATCAAGCCCGCCAGAACGGCGGCTGCGAAGAGAAGGAGAAACAGGACCGGGCAGCGGGCCGACAAGTTCTTCGAAGCCGGAATCGCCGGCTGGGAGCAGATCTGGTTCTCCGCCTTCCAGGCTGAGATGGCAAAACTTCAAAATGAGCTTTACGACAGATGACAGAGAGAATTGGAATCCGCCTGGCCGAACTGCTCGAGCCGATCGTTCCCTTCTACCTATCCGAGGCGGAAACGGACGAGTATCCGTATGCTGTTTATGACATGAACGTTTCGCTGGTCATGGTCAAGGACCGCGTCTATAAGTTCTCGGCGGACGTGTCCGTCGAGGTCTACGGCAAGGATCCAGACCAGGTGAAGAAAATCTCCGACGACATCCGTTCAGCCATCGACGAAGAGATGCGCGGGGACACATTCTTCGCATCTCTCGTGACATTCAGCGACCAGCGCCAGGAGGGCCTGTGGATCTCCCGGCTTGATTATACGATCAACCAAAAAAAAGAATACAATGGAAGGCTATAACTTTCGACTCAAACTTAACGGTAAAAACGTCCTGGGCGTAACCCAGGACACGCTGACCATCGCTGCCCTCAGCAAGGACAGCATCACGAAAGATGACAACGGCGTCACTCGCTCAAAGGTGACCGGACACGACATTACCTTCCGGGTTGCCGGTCTCATAACCGTCGATGCGGATACGGAGAATACGACCGATCTGAAGCGAGACGACTTGGTCGAGCAGGCGCTCAAGACGGGCAACGACGCAAAGATCCCATTCATCTACAACTGCACCGGCGCGACAAGTTATTCTGGCAACGCGATCATGACGAACTACTCCGAAGATACGCCGGCATCCGGAGAGGATGACAGCACGTTCACGATTGACCTGAAGGTCAGCGGCGCGATGTCCGTCGTCTCTTCCGCGCCCAACAGTCAACAGTGATGGAGATGAAAAATGATTACATGTTTATAAACGGGCGGAAGGTCCGCGTGGAGCTCAATTGGAGCACCATTGCGGCCTTCTGCGCCCAGAAGGGAACATCCACGATCGAATTTCTTTCCGCCGCGTCAAAGCTGCCGCCGGCAGACATGGCGCTGCTTCTCGTCTGCGCGGTAAAGGAAGGCGAACGACTGGATGGGAACGATTGCGACATCACCGTTGACGATGTCAATGCGCTCCCGCTTCGCGAGATCAACCGGTTCCTGGAGATCTATGTCCGCCAGGCTTCGCCGGACATCCCGGAGGAACAGGGAAAAAAAGAATAGGGCATCCGGCTGAGCGGGTTATCCTGACCTTCGGGATGGTCCGCGGCTGGGCGATCGGGCTTCTCCGAATACGACGGGACGACTTTTACGAAATGCGGGTCGGCGAATTCTTCGAGGGCCTGGACGCTCATAGGAAGGAGCTGGAGGCGGACCGGCGCCACATCGGCGAGCTTGTCAGGGGGGCGACCCTGAACATCTGCAACCACCAGCGGATGCCCAAGGACAGGATTGCTGATCCCGCCAAGTTCTGGCCAATGCCCTGGGACGATGACCCTGGCGACCAAGCGGCTGATCAGGTACGCAGGCTGAAGGAAATGACGGCCGAGCAAAAAAAGGCCGCTGCGTTGGAATTCTATAAGAAAACAGGAGGCAAGGATGGCGTCTAATCCGAAAATGAAAGTCTCCGTGGGGATGGACCACGGGCAATTCGATAAGGGGGCGATGAAGGTAAAGAACGAACTTCGCTCCCTCCAGTCCGTGTCTTCAAACGCCCTGAACAAGATTGCCGACATGTTCGGCGTCAATCTCGGCAAAATAACTGAGTTGGGCGAAGCCATGGGCGGCCTCGGAACGAAACTCTCGCAGAGCGGAGCCGTCGGGACGCAGGCGCTCGGCAAGATTGCCAAGGGAGCCGCAGCCGCAGGAACAGCTATCGCTGCCATCGGCATCGGTGCAGCCGTCACCGCCTTCCGGGCTCTCAACGACGAGGCGACCGCCTTCAAGAATACGGTCGAGGGGGCGAACATCGCCCTCCAGACACAGGCATATCTGGACACCTACCGGCAGGCGATGCACGATATGAATTCGGAGACGGGCAAAGCCGTCGCCGAGTTTGAGTCCCGCACGCAGAAATGGTGGGGAAGGCTCAAGCAGAACGCATCTTCCTTTGTCGTCAACCTGGTGACGCCCGGCGAGAACTCAGATGCGGTCAAATCCCTGGCACCGACGGCGGCGCTGGTCAACTCGATCGGGACCGCATGGAAGGCTACCAGGGAGCAGGCTTCGAAAGCTGGAGAGGCGGCAGCCGCCGCAGAGCCGATTGCGAGGCGGATCTTCGAGATCCAACGGCAGCAGTCGGACAACCTTGTCACGATTGCGGAGCTTGATAAGCAGATAGCCGAGCAGCGGGAGATAGCCAGCGACTCATCCTTCTCTGCCGCGCAGCAGCTTGCGGCAATCACCAAGGCGCAGGATCTCATACATCAAAAGTATGCGCTCCAGATACCGCTCGAGCAGGAACTCGCCCGCCTGATGCAGGAGATGGACGACCTTGCCGGCTCATCGGCCGCAGAAGTCGACGCCGTCAACCAGCAGCGGGCGAAGGCCGTCAACCTTGCCGCCCAGGAGAGCAACGAGATTCGCTCCCTGCTGCGGCGCCAGACGTCGCTCAATTCAGAAGTTGCCAAGGAGGCGGCAGAGCGTCTGAAGGCAATGGAGGCGATCGCAAAGAGCCGCCAGCTGATGACGGACTCCGCCATATCCTCCGGCCCGGGCATCCAGGGATCCGCACAGACGGACATGTCCGGAATCTCCGGAATGGATGCGTGGATCGCAAAGCAGCAGGCCGCCGGGGAAGCATACGCCGCAGAAGTCCAGCGCATTGACGCGCTGAACAAGCAGATGAACGACAGTTTCAACGCTGCCATCGGTACCGGCGTTGTTGATTCGATCGAGACCATGACCGATGCCATCTTTGGCATCGAGGACATAAACCCGGGCAGCATCTTCGCCGCCCTGCTGACACCTATCGCCGAGTCCGCGATGAAGGCCGGCGAATTGATCCTCGCCCAGGGTGTGGCAGTTGAGGCTTTCAATAAGTCCCTCTCTTCGCTCCAGGGCGCTCCGGCTATCGCTGCCGGCCTCGCACTCATCGCCACGGCGTCCATGATAAAGTCAGGGCTTAAGGCCCTCGCCGGGGGCGGATACAGTGCAAGTGC